AGAGGGCGGTGCTTTTTGGTAGAGGAGGTTTAATGGATTATTCACAGTCTTGTCATTATTGTTTTTACTTAAACGGGAATAAGTGTCAGATAGATTCCGACAGAGTGTTGCTTTGCAAGACGGGTTCTGTCTTTGTGAGACTCCCCGAAGACGAAACAAGTTGTCCTGATTTTAAAAGACAAAAGACGTTTGCCGGCACTTTTTAAGGGCTTTCCAGATTTTTTTCATAAAAAAATATTCGACCCCACCCTTTTTGTGTAAAAAAAAGGTAAAAAAATTGAGGTCTCTGGGTATATGTATAAAGAAGTCGCTCAAAACTAACGGGGGTGCAATCATGAAAAAAACATTACTTGCTTTGTTGATATTCGCTGTATCGGCTCAGGCTCAGGTGACTACATTTCTTGTGAACGAAAAGGAAGTCACGGCTAAATTTGAGGAGCATCAACACCGAGTTGTGATAGAGGAACTTAATCGTCTTAAGCGTATCGGGGAAAGAGCTGCCACATGCAATGGCACAAATTTGACTTATGTCTTGCCTGGCGGGGAGCCATACTGGACATTTGACCTCAAAAAAGGGAGACGATATGTGTTCGTTACTACAACGTCTGGTCCAGCCGTTCAAGTTATTGTTTCTACTATGGAAGGAGAGGTTCTATATACGAGCGAAATAGGTAACCATATCAAGGTGAGGTTTATAATGAAAGAGAGCGGCACTCTCAAATACAAAGTGGCCTCCCGTTCAAATTCTCCAGGTCTCCACCGCACCCATGGCATAAATGTCTTGAATGAAGGCGAAAAATTTTTATGGGAAGAGGATTGAGTATGATCGAGAGCACAATACATCTTGAGTCAGAGGTTTTCCAAGCGCTCGTTCAGTTTGTGCAACGGCCTAAGTGGGCGGGTGAAGAAGACGATAATAACAAAAACATAAAAGGAGCATAAAAATGAAGTTACAACAAGGCGACGTGATCATTAAAGACGTTGAGTATGAGGTCAATGGGGAAAAACTCGACCATCTGGTTCTCGCAGAAGGGGAATCAACAGGTCACGCCCACCGCCTTACAGAAGGATTGGGGGCGCTAATAGTGTTAGACAATATTTTACATCTTCAAGTTTTCTCCGAAAATGCGAAATTAAGACATGAGGAGCACAACGAAATCGTAATCCCAAAGAGGAATTATAAAATTAGTATTGTTCGGGAATTTGACCCGTTTGAAAACGAGATTAGAGCTGTAAGGGATTAAAAATGACAAAACGCATAGACAGTCTATCGGAAGAACAAAAAAACTTGATGCCAGTTTATCGAGATAAATGGATAGAGATCGGCTTACGCACGGGAGAAACGGACTGGCAAACGTTTGAAGAAAATATAAAAAATTGCTACGAAAAAGCAAATATAAAAATGCCTACTCGGATAGTTAAAGTTTCTTCTCCGTTAGTAGGTGCCTTGGCGGCCTCAATAGCAGAGGCGATCTATAAAAAATATATCCGGCGTGATGCAGTAGACGTTGCAGTAGGCGTTGCAGTACGCGATGCAGTAGACGTTGCAGTAGGCGTTGCAGTAGGCGATGCAGTAGACGTTGCAGTACGCGTTGCAGTACGCGGTGCAGTAGGCGGTGCAGTAGGCGGTGCGGTAGACGGTGCAGTAGGCGGTGCAGTAGGCGGTGCAGTACGCGATGCAGTAGACGTTGCAGTAGGCGATGCAGTAGGCGATGCAGTAGGCGATGCAGTAGGCGATGCAGTACGCGATGCAGTAGGCGGTGCGGTAGACGTTGCAGTAGACGGTGCAGTAGGCGGTGCAGTACGCGATGCAGTACGCGATGCAGTAGACGGTGCAGTACGCGATGCAGTAGACGATGCAGTAGACGATGCAGTACGCGATGCAGTAGGCGATGCAGTACACAATGCAGTACGCGGTGCAGTAGGCGATGCAGTAGACGATGCAGTAGGCGTTGCAGTACGCGGTTTACACGGTGCAGTAGGCGATGCAGTACACAATGCAGTACACAATGCAGTAGGCCGTGCAGTAGGCCGTGCAGTAGGCAATGTAGTAGACGATGCAGTACACAATGCAGTAGGCGTTGCAGTACACGGTGCAGTACGCGGTGCAGTAGGCGATGCAGTACACAATGCAGTACACGGTGCAGTAGGCGGTGTAGCAGATGTTATAAAAAAATTAGGATTAAACTGTTCATGGCATTATTGGCTTGGAGGTCAATTCTGGGTAGGCGGCTGGTACTGGGGAAGCGCGTATGCAGACTTCTTGATAAATGGTTGCGGGCTGGAATTAAATCAGGATATTCTTGATCGATTTGAGGCGTATAAAAAAGTGAACGAATCCGTGAATTATATCTGGCTCAATAGCGATTTCATAATGGTTTGCGCTCGGCCAGTACAAATTCATCGCAACGACAGAGGTCAACTACATTGTGAGAATGATATGGCGATAAAATATCCTGACGGATGGGGGTTGTGGCAGCTTAACGGGGTGGAGGTGACAGAAGAAATCGTCATGACTCCGGCTGAAAAGATTAATCCAAAGATTATTTTAACTGAAAAAAACGTAGAAGTCCGCAGAGAAATTTTAAGAAAAGTCGGAATTGGCCGAGCGATAACAGGGTTAGATGCGAAAACGATAGATAAATCAATAGACGGAGTATATGAACTATTGTCCGTAGATTTAAAATTATCGCGACCAGCGCATTATTTAAAAATGTTGAACCCTTCGATCAGGACATGGCATTTGGAAGGAGTTCCACCGGAATGCGATACAGTAGAAAAGGCCCTTGCTTGGAGAGACCACGAATGGGAGATCGGGACAGAATTTGCAGGGTACATAGTGCCAGATCAATTAACATAGGAGGATGAATAATCTCATGACAGATATTTCAAAATGCACAGACGAGAAATGCCCCTTAAAAGATTTTTGTTCGCGGCATAAAGCAAAAGATGGTCATTGGCAATCCTATGCAAATTTCCCAAGGGTCGGAGGTGAATGTGAGTATTTTATAGACGGCGACCTTAGACTAAAATAGTTGAACGGAGGATAAATATGGAGAACACTCCAATAAAAATCAGGTCTCATCTGGCCGAAATCTCAGACCATGTCCATGATAGAGTTTTGGCGAAGAAGAAAAATTGGTTCAAGTTGACAACAGCGGTTAATATTTTTGTTCTTGTTTCGGCCGTGTTACTTGTCTATAACCAATTCCAAGTCATGTTGGTGTTGAAAGGGATTCACGACCAGCAAATCAAATTAAATGAGTTTTTACAGGCACCTGTCGTAGTCAGCAACCCTAATTTCCCTCCGCCGACACGACTTTTTCAGACAGGTGTTTTTGTGGACTTGCCTGTAAAAAAATAAACACACCCAGAAAGAGTTCTTTTTTTGCCATCAAGTTACTTCCGATAAGGCCCTTAAACGGGGGCAGGTTCTGGGAAGGGACGCGGGGGGAGTGTGGCGGAAAATCCTATATTATGACGACTTAAACTGCAATAGGAGATATGAGAATATATGATGAGCGTAGAACCAAAGCCATTTGTTAAATGGGCGGGAGGCAAAAGACAATTAATTGATGTTCTCATTGGGAATGTACCTCGTAAGTACAATGCTTATATCGAACCGTTCGTAGGTGGCGGAGCTTTGTTGTTTGGCCTAAAGCCACAAAAGGCAGTAATATCTGATATTAATGCTGAGCTTGTTAATGCATATAAAGTAGTAAAAAATAAATTGCAGGCTTTGATTGCAGATCTTGAGAAACACAAAAACGAAGAGGAGTATTTCTATAAGATTAGGTTGCTCAATCCGAAGACGTTGAGTGGAGTCGAGCGGGCGAGCCGTTTTATTTATTTAAACAAGACCTGTTTTAATGGCCTTTATCGAGAAAATTCAAAGGGGCAATTTAACACTCCGTTTGGCCGATATAAGAATCCTAATATTGTAGATGTCTCCACGTTATGTTCAGTTTCAAACTACCTTAGAGTGGCAAAAATTGATATATTTAACCAAGACTACGTCTCTACTGCTATGATGGCTAAAAGAGGTGACTTTGTTTATTTTGATCCTCCGTATCATCCGTTCAGCGCAACGGCCTCTTTTACAAAATATAGCAAGAGCGATTTTACATCGCGGGATCAGGAGCAATTGGCAGAGGTATTTCGTGAATTGGCAAAGCGCGGTTGTTATGTGGTTCTTTCAAATTCAAATACAGAGTTTATCAAATCACTTTACGAAGGTTTTAATAGAGTAGAAATCGAAGCAACCAGACATATTAATTGTAAGGCGGAAAAGAGGGGAAAAGGTTTATTTGAAGTGCTAATCAAAAACTGGTAGGTAAGACATGAAAAAAGCAGTTAAAAACATAAAAAAAAGGAAATGCAATTAAAAATCAAAAGCCAATTTCTCGGACCCAACTTTAACGAGTTGGGTTTTTGTTTGTGTCCTCTCTATGAGAAACAATTTTTTAGTTGACAGATACATTGTACTCGTTTTGTGTTTATGTTCATGAAACAAAAAATTATAGAGTTTTTGAACTTTTAATGACAAAATTCAAGGTGCGTTTTGAACATACAGGCGATTTGAGCCAAGACTGCGGGAGTTTCTACTTTTTTTTCGATCACCCAAAGTTTTCTGACATAACCGCTCATGCTGCGATAGTCTCTTGCGAAGCCCTTAACAATCTTAAAAAAGAATGGAAATTGTGGCAAAAGAAAAAATAGTCGCGAGCAAGTTCACTGGGCATCCAAGTAAAAAGGCGATGGTCTTTGACGGAGAGGAAATCATTAAACCGGAATTGGCTGACCAAGTGAGGCAACTCAAATCGATGGTTCCACTCGAAGAACACGGAACAATAGAAAAGTTGGCTGAATTGCAGCCCAGTTTTATTCCCGCTATGATTGAGGGTATGTATAAAATGGAGCAGAGTGTGGGTTCTGAAACAGACGATCTCCTGAGTGTTGCCAAGCAAGGTCTGGAAATTCATCAGCAACTGGACAAAATTTCGCCCCTTCCTAATGAAACGGAAAACATGAAAGTCCCCAAGAAAAGCCCTTTGAGTAAAGGTCCAGTTTTAGGGAGACCTCCTACGCCAAAACCTCAAACAGGAAATTATGAACGCGCTCTCGAACTCTTAGACGATAATGTTGAAGAGGCGATAGACGTTTTCGTACGAGGGATGAGGAGTGCTGATCCTTGGTATAGATTTAACTGCGCCAGTGTGATATTGCGGAAAGTTGTACCTGATCGCAAAATAAAAGTCATCGAAGGGAACCCAGAGCGTCCGATAGGCATAGAATTTACAGATAGAAGAGAAGCGGTACTTTCTGCCTTGGATTTGCTTGACGATATGGATATAGACGAACTAAGAGAGAGAGTCAGCAATGGAAATAACGGAATACCTGGAACTCACGCCGGAACAAAAAGAGAGTCGCAAACAAAAGTGGGAAGCCCGCCAATTATTAATTGCGAATGGGAAAGACCCAGACGAGGAGATGGCGACAAGCAGGGCGATGAAAGCCCTGATGCTTTTGCGGCAGGATAGGGAGAAGTCTGACCTCACATCTGTCGAAAGAGACACCTATGCAGCTCTTGTTTTCTCTAAGAGCAAAGATGATTTTTACTTCTTCGCGAAGCAAGTTCTTGATCTTAGTCTTCTAACAGACCAAACGCACAAAAGATGGTGTAAAGACCTTCAGCACGCTATCAATTTGAACAAAACAAGATTCATGAGACTAAAACCACGAGGTACCTACAAAAGTTCTTTGTATGGTGTAGCTTTTATCCTATGGATTTGGGCTTGTGTTAGTCCAGAGTTGCGGATATTTTACACATCCTCGAATGCCTTGTTGTTAGAGGAAGTTGCGGATGCACTCAATCAGCACATAGGAACCGAAAAGAACGACACGTTATATTCGACAATTTTTGGGATAATTAAAGATGTAAACGCAAAGAATACTTCTGAAGTTTTTAACGTCAAAGGCCGGAGGGGGAAGGGGTTTAGTCTTATTCTCCGTACTTCGGGCGGCAGCACGCAGGGTATTCACCCAAACGTCATCATAGTTGACGACCCAATCGGGCAAAAAGACAGAACGAGCCAGGCTGAACGGACAGAAAAAGAACGTTGGTTTGATACCTTGCAGCCGCTTATTGTCCCCTGGTATGACACAAAAACGAACCTGAAGTTCGCGTCTATTTTTTACATTGGAACCAGATGGCACTTCAAAGACCTCGTCGATTATATTCTAAAGATGGACAAGAAAAATCCTGACCATTTGCGGTGGGACATCGAAGTGGAATCTATTTATAACGCAGAAGGTAAAAGCAATTATCCTGAGCTTTTCAGCGACGAAGATATTCTCGCTCTTAAAAGTAGCATGACTGAAGAATTCTGGTCGTGCCAATACTGCAACACTGCTCTATCAGAGGGCTTAATTATATTCGATTTGAAACGCCTTACTTTTGTCCGTCCTGAACAAATTGACCTCAAACAAGGCAGAATCCTTTGTGTCTTCGACCCCTCTCTGGGGAAGATAAGTTCAGATTATCCGGCAGTATGGTGGGTACATCAATTTGAAAACACCATCACCTTCATCGATGCGATAGACATAAAGACTGAGCTGGCACTCCTTGTTCATCACATCGCAGGAAAAAACAAGCAGTACGGGTGCAGACATCTTATTTTTGAAGACAACGGAGCTATACTTGTTCTTGAACATCTTAAAGATGCTCATGCTTACATTGGTCATAAAATGTACATAGAGAGTGTCCATCACCACTCTCAAAAGGAAGGTCGGATCATATCAATGCAGCCTGACCTATACAGCGGTTTTGCGCGATTCATGAGTGATTATCAAATTCGTTACCCCGAAGCTATGAACCAGATTGTGTTTTATCCTGTGTACGGGCCGGATGATTTTCCTGACTGCGCCCAAATAGCTGTGGAATATTTCAGAAAGCCCCATTTTGAGTTCATGCGACACGAAGCAATACTTTAAAAAAAATTGTTGACACCGAAAGACAAACATGTGTATATCGCATCCAAGGTGTGTCTCAACACTTGCTTGCTTTCTCGTAAATCGAGGGCCTCGCGACAAGAGGCGTTCGGCCTGGCTCCTCCGATATGGCAGCCACATATTTTAAACAGTCGGAGGCTGGATGGATTACGATCAAATTTTTACGACAAGACATCCCCTTCTCCAAGAAAAAGACAATGGATTAGATTCAGTATGGCGTTTGATATACAATTCTTATTTAGGGGGACTCAGTTACCGCAAAGGAGATTATCTTTTCCAATACCCTAAAGAATCACAGAAGAGTTATGAGCAACGTAAAAAAAGAAGTGTTTATTTCAATCAAACCAGCCCGATAGTCAACATGCTTTCTGGGATGCTATTTATGACGAATCCTGACCGCACTATCCCTACACATTTAAGATACCTTACAGATCGAGCATCGAAGAAAAAAAATATGAATTCTTTCATGCGTTTGGTTTGTGCGTATTCCTTAATGTACACTTGCGGGGTACTTATTGACAGCCCTGAGTTTGACCCTGAAAAAGTAGTGACAAAAGCAGATCGCGACAGATTTGGCCTTAACCCCTACGCAGTTCTTTATCAGCCTTTTAATATCTGCGATTTTAGTTTCGGCACTGACGGCGAACTTGATTGGGTACTACTTGATAATTCCTACACCGACCACGTTGACCCTTATAGTCCCGCATTAAAGGTCGAGAGCAGACGCTTATGGACGAGAACGTCTTTCCGAGATTTTACAAAAAAGAAAGGCAAGGTTTTTGCGGGAGTGGAGACCAACCATCCCGTAGGGCGTGTTCCTTTCCGGTTTGTAAACTGGAGAGATGACAACGAAGATGCTATCGCGGAGACAATTTTTGAAGACATCGCTTATATTTCGAGACTCCTTTATAACAGCATGAGCTACCTCGATGAGATGTTAGCTTCTGGAACCTTCAAAATGCTGGCCTATCCAAGCGAAGACGGGGACGTGCCTAAAACACTTAAAGAAGGCGGAATGGCCGCATTAGGCATTATCCCCTATCAAAAGGATTGTGCTACTGCCCCGTCTTTTATTGGTGCCGAACTCGGAGATGTCGACAGTTTCATAAAAGCAATGGGCTTGTATATGGCAGAGATTCTAAAAATAATCGGAGCCAGTACAGATGAAACAAAAGAGTTTGTCAAAAGTGGGAAAGCGAAAAAGGTTGACCTTGAAAAAATGGAAGCTCTTCTTGTCAGCGGCGCGATGGTCATGGGCGAGACTGAGCAATGGATGTATAAAACTGCGTCAGCGTGGGAAAACAAAAAAGATGTTGCAGTTGAAATTAAATATTCCTCCGATTACAGCAGCGAACAGCTACGGGTAGAGGTTGACATGCTGACAGAAATGTTGATCCACCCTGTTGCGAGTCTCCGGCAAAATATATTACAAGTTTTAGTTAAAAAACTCTTGACAAAGAGCCTAAGCCCTGAAGTAATCGACGGAATAAATCAGGATATAGAACGTACTATTTCTGATAAAAAGCCGAGCATTATCCAGACTAAGATTTTGAAGCTGGGTGGCACCGAAAGCAAGACCGCAGAAGAAAAACCACTTACCTCTGATGGCAATACCGGAAACGGTTCACCATAAATTTTTTAAAAAGCAAGGAGTAGTGAGACAATGTCCAAGATGTTAAGCCGATTTGGTTCGCTTCAAATGTTTGCGCCTGATGTAGGAACAGGTGGAGGAGGAGAAGTCCCTCCAGCAGTGGACACCGTAGATATGGTGGACCCTGTCACAGGAAAGACAATGAAAGTTCCGAAAGAGTTCAGTATCTTGCTCGGACACAATATCGAACGTGCGAGAAAGGATGCGGACAAGAAGGCGGATGAAAAATACAAGCCGATTCTTGGAGAACTCGAAAAAGAAAAAGCAGATTTTGTAGTTGTCAAAGCAGAGCTTGACAAAATCAAAGAGCTGTCGATGACGGCAGAACAGAGAGCGGAAACCAACGCGAAAAAGGTCATTGAAGAGCACGAAAAAAAACGTGTGCTTGCAGAAAAGCGAGCTGAGACAGGCTGGGGACTGTATTTTGACACGGTCAAGAAGAATGATATTTATTCAGCTTTTGGGAACACCAAGCTGAACGACCCTGAAGGAACTGCAATCCAATTTGAATATCAGGGCAGAGCCAAGGTCGAGCAGGTTATTGATTCTTCTGGCAAGCCTATCGAGAACAGGTATGAGACCAGAGTGACACTTGAATTTGCTGACGAAAAAGGCAATATCGAGACGATAGAAGGGCGGGCGCAGGATTTGTTCAAACGTTGGATAGAACAACCTCGTAATTCGCACCACATTCAAAACGATCTTTCCGCTGGCGGTGGGAGCAGACCACAGGGCGGAGCAGGGGGCAAAGTCGATTATTCTGATTGCTCCCCAACAGAAAAACTCACAAGAGCGAGACAAGGCAAGTAAACAAGTATTGAGACTCCTAATTTGACATTCATATCGAAAGAGATATGAAGCAGGAGGAGTAACAATGGCATTAACATTAGTAGAAGCGTACAAGATGTCCTCAGACCCAATACAATCTGCGGTAATCGAGATGTTCGCCCGCGAATCAACAGTACTCCAGGTGTTACCGTTTGACGACATACAAGGTAACGCTCTGAGATACAACAGAGAAGAAAGTCTGCCTGGAGTTGGTTTTCGCGGTATCAACGAAGCGTACAGCGAAAGTACTGGTATTCTGAACCCGATCACCGAACCTCTTATGATCGCAGGCGGCGATCTCGACGTAGACAACTTCATAATCAGAACTCAAGGGCCGAATGCCCGCGCGATTCACGAAGCGATGAAAGTCAAAGCTCTCGCTCTGAACTGGACGCTAAAATTTCTTAAAGGCGATCAGGCTACCCAACCGAAAGAATTTGACGGCCTTCAAGTCAGATGTACTGGCAATCAACTGATCTCTGCCGGTACAACCAACGGCGGTGCCGCTCTCAGTTTGGCAAAATTAGACGAAGGCATCGATGCAGTTGACGGCCCAACTCACCTTATCATGAGCAAGGCTATGGTAAGAAGGCTGTCACAGGCGGCAAGGAACGCCAGCGTAGGCGGATACATCACTTATCAAGAAGATGCTTTCGGCAGAAGAGTCACCCACTACAATGATCTCCCTATCCTTATTGTAGATAAAGATAACACAAATACCGACATCTTGCCGTTTTCAGAAGCGGCCTATGCAGGCGGCGCTACTGCGACATCTATTTATGTGGTGAGCCTCGGAGAAGGGAAAATCATGGGGATTCAAAGCGGAGTTATGGATGTTCGCGACATGGGAGAGCTTGAGACAAAATCCTGTCGAAGGACAAGAGTTGAGTGGTTTAACGGACTCAGCGTGTATCACGGACGTGCAGCAGCCAGAATCCAACACATTGGCGACCTCGCCGTTGTAGCGTAAGGAGGGGTTAATGAGTAACAGGCAAACGAAAACTTACGATAGCCTTTTGCCACTTAAAGACGCGGG